TATTGGAGCGGCAACGCCTTCGCCGCGTGCGATCCCAGCCAATGGCCCGACGACATGGAGCTCTCGGTCAATGTCGGCCTGGGCACCGGCAACCGCGACCAGGCGATGCAGCATCTCGCGGTGATCGGCGGCCTGCAGGAGAAGCTCCTGGCCCTGCAGGGCGGCCAGGCGAGGGGGCCGTTCGTGACCGCGGAGAACATCGCCAACGCCACGCAGAAGGTGACCGAGACACTAGGCTTCAAGTCGCCCGGCCTGTTCTTCGTATCCCCCGAAGCCTTGGCGAAGGGGGGCAGCGCCGTCCCGCAGCCGCCTGCCCCGGCGCAACCCGATCCCGAGACGCAGGCGGCGCTCGCCCAGATCGAGATCGCGCGGCAGGCCGCGGCCGCCGACGCCGACATCAAGCGCATGAAGGCCCAGGCCGAGATCGAGGTCGCGCAATGGAAGGCGCGGCAGTGGGCGGAGATCGAACGCTTCAAAGCCGGCCTGAAAGCGGAGCTGTCGGAAGGAGCCGGACATGAGTGACTCAATTCGCGAGCAGCAGATCCGCCGCGCGCGGGAAGTGCTGTCCGAAGCCGGCTGGCTGTTCGACGACTTCGTCAATTCAGAGATGCGCAAGGTGCTGATGAGCCGGCCCGACGAGCGCGAGCTGCGCGAGGAAGCCTGGCGGCGCGCGCGGGTCGCCACGGAGATGAAGGCGGGGCTCGAAGCCCTGATCGAGGCGCACGAGGCCGACGAACGCCTCCACAGGCGGCTTCAGGAACAGCGTGAGAAGCAACAGGAGACCCGTCATGGAAGGTGAGAGCGACAAGGAGCTGCCGGAGTCGATGGATGTCGACGAGGCGGTGGCGGCGATGGATGAGGATTCGGATCTTCCGGACCGCGCGCATCTTGCGCGCCCTCATGAGGCGCGCGAGACGCGCGCGGTCCAGGAGAGCGATGACTCGGAGGATGTGCCCACCGAGGAAGCCGCGCCCGAGTTCTGGAGCGCCGAGGACAAGGCGGCGTGGAACGACGTGCCGGCCGAGCTGCGGCCGCTGCTCAGGAAATACGAGCAGCAGCGCGTCGAGTTCGTGAACCAGAAGGCGCGCGAGGCCGCCGAGATCCGCGAGCAGGCGCGAGCCGAGGTCGAGCGCCAGGCGGCGATCGTCGACGAGGCGGCGCGCTGGTGGGCACACGCCGGCCCGGCGCTGCAGCGCGCCTTCGCCGACAAATGGGCGCAGGTGAACTGGAACGAGCTCGCCGAGAAGAACCCGTCGGAATGGGCCAAGCTCAACCAGCAGCGCCTCGACGAGGCGGCGATGCTGGCCGAAGCGCAACGCCGCGGACAGGCCGACCGGGAAGCGGCTGATAAGCGAGCCGAGCAGGAGTTCCATCGGTTGCGCTCCGCCGAGCACGCCAAGCTCACCGAGAAGCTGCCCGACTTTTTCGGCACGCCCGATGCGGCGCACAAGACTTATGACGCGTTGGGCCGGTTCCTCAGCGCCAAGGGCATCCCGGCCGAGCGCATCAACGCCATCTACGAGGCCCCGATCATCGAGCTGGCGCTCAACGCCTGGCGATTCGAGCAGGCCCAGCAGCATGCCCTGCGCAGCGCGGAGCGCGCGAAGCAGGGACAGTCCGCAAGACCGACACCGACCCGTGTGGCGCCCGGACCCTCCTTCGCCAGAGCTTCGGAGGGCAACCGGCAGAGCGACGCGGCGCGGCAAGTGGGCGAGCGGTTCCGGCAAAGCGGCGGCAGCTCGCTCAACGATGCGGCCGAGCTGATTCGCTTGAGCGGCTTGTAACCGCTCAGGGGCCCGCAACACACACCACTCTCGCAACAGGAGGCTGCCTTGGCGGCACCGACGAACACCCTCATCACCAACAACGCGGTCGGCAACCGCGAATCGCTGCACGACATCATCTCGATCCTGAACAGGGACGAGACGCCGTTCCAGGCGGCGATCGGCTCGGGCTCCGCCGAGGCCACCTACGAGGAATGGCAGCTCGACGCGCTCGGCAACGCCGACAACACGAACGCCCAGCTCGAAGGCGACGATTCGACGGCGGTCGCGATCACGCCGACGACGCGCGTCGGCAACCGGACGCAGATCCTGAAGAAGCCGTTCACCATCTCCAACACCCAGGAGGTGGTGCGCAAGGCGGGGCGCGATTCGGAGATCAGCTACCAGACGGCGCTGGCCGGCCGGCGGATCAAGATGGACCTCGAGGCGATCCTGTCGCAGAACCAGGCGAGCCAGGCGCAGTCGGGCGGCAGCCCGCGCAAGCTCGGCGGCTTCGAGAGCTGGCTCAGCACCAACGTCTCGCGCGGCACCGGTGGCGCGTCGGGCGGCTTCTCCTCGGGCAACACCACGGCGCCGACCGACGGCACGCAGCGCACCTCGACCGAGGCGCTCTTGAAGACGGTGATCCGCGCGGCGTGGAACGCCGGCGGCCGGCCGTCGCTGCTGCTGATGGGCGCCAGCCAGAAGCAGAACTTCTCGGGCTTCACCGGGATCGCCACCCAGTACCAGGAGCCGAACAACAGGATGGCGACGGTGATCGGCGCGGTCGATCGCTACGTGTCGGACTTCGGCACCTTCACCGCGGTGGCGTCGCGCTACATGCGCGGTCGCGAGATCGCAGTCGTCGATCCCTCGCTGTTCCGCGTGCTGTGGCTGCGCAAGTGGAAGAAGGAGGAGCTCGCCAAGACCGGCGACGCCCGCAAGTTCCACGTCGTCGGCGAGGTCACGCTCGAGAGCCGCAACGAGGCCGGCAGCGGCATCGTCGCCGATCTCAGCTGATCTGACTGAGGTTCCTCTCCCCCTCAAGTTCCTCTCCCCCGCTAGGGGGAGAGGCGAGGAGAGGGGGTTACGAACACCGCGTGCAACCCCCTCTCCCAACCTCTCCCCCTGGCGGGGGAGAGGAGCTCGAACAAAGGAGCCAACAATGACCCCCGACATGAAAACAATCGTCATCACCGTCGACCACGTCTACCTGCCCCTCAATCCCGACGGCAGTGCGCGCTCGGCGTGGAAAGACGTCGAGGAGACCACGAAGGTCGTCAAGCGCACGCGGCTCGAGGTTCCGGCCGATCTCGCCGAGGAGCTGTCCAAGCGCGACCAGGCGGAGATTTTGTAGATGTCCCGCCGCCTGCTCGACTGGGACGGCACGGCTCACGGCCTCGCGCACTATTGGCACGAGGACGGCGCGGGCAACTGGGCGCAGGAGATCGTGCAGCAGCCGGCGCCGCTCATCGACCTCAACCGCGAAGCCCAGAACCACTGCGACCCCCGGAACGCGGCGCGCGACGTGCGCATGGTGGCGCGCATCCCGCTCGTCATCATCGCCAAGTGGCGCAACGAGCTCGGCGTCGACTACTGGAACCCCGACCACCAGGCCAAGGTCGACGCGCTCCTCAACGATCCCGAATGGCGCTGGCTGCGCACCGACGAAGGAGCCGTCTGATGGCCGCTCAGATCACCACTTACGGCGGCCTGCGGGCGGGCGTGCTCGCCTGGATGGCGCGGCCCGGCGATACGCTGCTCGACTCGCGGTTCGACGACTTCCTGCTGAACTGCGAGCGGCGCCTCTACTACGGATATGCCATCGACCAACCGGGCAATCCGCTCCGGTCCGAACCGCTGCGCATCCCGGAGATGGAGGTCGTCGACGCATCGTTTGCGCTCGGCGCCACGACGGCGCAGCCGGTCGGCTTTCTCGAATTGATCTCGGCGCAGATGAACAGCCCGGCGGTCCCGCTGCAGATCGTGGGCGAGCATGTCATCGACAGCTACCTCAACCGCGCGATGGATCGGCCGCGACTGATCGCCGTCGCGGGGACCAATCTGCGCGTCAAGGAAGACCCGGCCGGCGCGGCGGCGACGCTGCGCTACTACCAGAAGCTCGGCACCCCGGCCGGCGCGACGGCCAACGCAATCCTCAGCTGCTATCCCGACGTCTACCTCTACGGCTGTCTGATCGAGGCGGCGATCTTCACGCAGGACGAGCCGGCGGCGCTGCGCTACGCCGGCCTCTACGGCGCGTCGATTTCCGGACTGAACGTCCGCGGCAGGACGGCGACGGCAAGCGCCTCTCCGATCAATCGCAGCACGGCCGGATCGACCCCATGACGGCGCAGATCAACACCTATGACGGGCTGCGCGAGGCGGTGCTCGATTGGGCGGAACGGCCCGGCGACATGCTGCTCGATTCGCGGTTCGACGACTTTCTCTTGAATTGCGAGCGGCGGATGTACTGGGGGCACGCGACGGAGGACGTCGGCAACCCGTTGCGGTCGGATCCCTTGCGCATCGTCGAGATGGAGACCGTCGATCCGGCCTTCGCTCTTGCGGCGACCGTGGCGCAGCCCGGCGGCTTCCTCGAGCTGATCTCCGCCCAGCTCAACAGCCCCAACGCCCCCTTGCAGATCGTGGCGCAGCGCACGATCGACGGCTACGTCTCCTCGACGCCCGCCGAGCCGCGGCTGATCGCCGTCAGCGGCACCAGCTTCCGCGTCTACCCCGATCCCGGCAGCGGCGGTTACAGCGCGACACTGCGCTATTACCGGAAGCTCGCGACGCCGGTCGCGGGCGCGCCGAACGCGATCCTGTCGGCCTTCCCCGACGTCTACCTGTGGGGCTGCCTGATCGAGGCGGCGGTCTTCACCGGGAACACGGACGCCGCCCTGAAGTACCTGCCGATGTACAACGCCAGCGTCGCCGGCCTCAACGCGCGGACGCAGCGCATCACCGCCTCGGCGGTGCCGGTGATCCGGCTGCGGGCCGGGAGGCTGCCGTGATCCCGTTCGCCGAATGGCGGCCTGACATGCCGGCACTCGGGCAATGGGCGCGCGAGGCGCTGAACGTCGTGCCGGCCGAGGAGAGCTACCGCCCGCTCAGCGCGCTCGCGGGCGTGTCGAACGCGCTCGGCGCGGCGTGCCAGGGCGCGGCGTGGTTCCGCGCGCCGGCCAACACGGTGAAGATGTTCGCGGGCGATTCGAGCAAGCTCTACCTGCTGTCGGGCACGGCGTGGAACGACGTCTCGCGCCTCGCCGGCGGCGCCTATGCGCCCGGCACGGACGGGCAGTGGCGCTTCGCCCAGTTCGGCACGCTCGCCGTCGCGGTGAACGGTGTCGATGTGCCGCAGAAGTTCGACCTCGCGGCCGGCAGCAACTGGACCGCGCTCGGCGGCACGCCGCCTGTCGGGACCTACATCGCGACGGTGCGCGACTTCCTGCTGACGGGCCGCATCGGCGCGACGCCGCAGCGCATCCAGTGGTCGGGCCTGAACAATTGCGAGGTCTGGGGCTCGATCGCCGCCAACCAGGCCGACTTCCAGGACCTGCCCGACGGCGGCAACGTCACCGGCCTTCTCGGCGGCGAGATCGGCCTGGTGTTCCAGGAGACCAGCGTACGGCGGCTCACCTACGAGGGCTCGCCGACGGTCTTTCGCATCGACAAGATCGCGAGCGATCTCGGTTGCAGCGTGCCGGGCAGCGTCGCGGGCGTGCTCGATCTCGCGTTCTTCCTGCACAAGTCGGGCTTCCACATGGTGCAGGGCGGCCAAGCGGTGCAGGCGATCGGCCGCGGCAAGGTCGACCGCACCTTCTGGGCGGAGTTCGACGAGACCAACCAGTTCCGCTGCTCGTCGGCGATCGATCCGGTGCGCGGGCTCTACGTCTTCGCCTATCCGGCCAACGGCAGCGGCGGGGTGCCCAACCGGCTGCTGATCTATGCCTGGCGCACCGGCCGTTGGAGCCACGCCAACCTCGATTGCGAGCTGCTCTTCGGCGGTGTCAGCCAGCAGGGCTATACGCTCGACCAGCTCGACAGCTTCGGCACGCTCGACGCGCTCGCCTACTCGCTCGACTCGTCGTACTGGACCGGCAGCGTGTCGCTGCTGCTGTTCGGCTTCGACACGGCCCACAAGAGCGGCTCGTTCTCCGGCAGCACGCTGGCCGCGACGGTCGAGACCGCGGAGTTCAATCCGGGACAGGGCAAGCGCGCGATCGTGCGCGGCTGCCGGCCGCTGATCGACGGCGGCGCGCCGCAGATCGAGCTTGGCGCGCGCGAGACGCAGCAGGCGGCAGTGACCTGGGGCCCGGCCGTCGGCCTGACGCCGGCCGGACTCGCGCCGGTGCTCCAGAGCGGCCGCTACTTCCGGGTGCGCGCCACACTGCGGGCGGGTGACGTGTGGTCGAACATGCAGGGCGTCGACGACGTCGATGTCCGGCCGGCGGGTGCGCAATGACCCTCCTACGCGCTACGCGCTTCGGAGGGCAGGTCCCCTTGCAGGTGCCTCGCGAGGACTTGTGTTCCGTAGCTCCCGCAGGGAGCGAAGGAACATGAGTCTCCCCGCTCTCCCCACCAGCGCCGACACGCGCTCGATCACCGATCGCGTCAATGTGCTGATCCGCGAGCTCAATGCGGAGGCGGCGGCGCCGATCGCGATCGCGGCCGGCGCCTTGCAGCTCGACCTGCGCGTCGCGCGCGCGTTTCGCGTCATCGTGGAGGCCGACATCACGTCGGTGTCGATCGCCAACGCCGCAGCCAGCGCCATCAACGTCTGCCTGCTCGAGCTCTCGGGTAACGGCACCGCCTACAGCCAGACCTGGACCGGCTGGACGTGGCTCACCGGCACGCCGGTGCTGAGCTCGGCCAACGGCAAGCGCGATCTCGTCGGCTTGCTCAGCCTCGACGGCAGCGCCTGGCTCGCCGTCATGATCGGGCAGTACTACTGATGCGGCCTGAAGAGCTCCTGCTGCTCGGCTCGCCGCTTTCACGCGTGCACACGAGCGTGGTGCGCGCCCAGTCGTTCCTGCTCGCCCAGCAGCAGACGCGCACGCCGTGGAAATCGTCGGTGCTGACGCCGGACGATCCGGCGATCGACCGCCATGCGTCAGGCAGTTGGACCGGCACGTTCACCGCGCCGGTCGATCCGAACGCAGGCCTGCCCTACACGCCGGTGATCGTCTCCGGCCCCATCGACTTCCCGCTGACGGTGGGACAGCCGGCCGACTTCACGGGCCTGGTCGACGCGCCGTTCGCCTCGATGGATGGCTGGGTCGGCACCCGCTACACGTCACCCGGCATCCCCGATCCCACGACGCAATACGCCGACGGTGGCGCCAACTGGGGCAGCTACTACGTGGTCGGCAGCGCCGGCGGCGTCCGTGCCGTTGGCATAGGTGACCAGCTGGAATTCCCAGCCGCCCGACGCCACGCTGCCGACGTGCGCAGTCCAGCTCCGGTTGGCG